ATCAGGTGGTCTTGACCGGGGCGACGATGCCGTGACGCTGGCGGCTGTTGCAGAACAGGTTCCACCAGCAATCGACGGGCTGCACCCAAGTGAACGGCTGGTTCGGGTGACGCATCACGTCGTGCTTCTTCATGTAGCGGGTGCTGTGGAAGATCGGCGTGAGGTACTGGCCGTTGACGAACCAGAAGCGCGGCCCCTTGTCGATGGTGGTCAGCGCCGACTCCGAGGCAGTGATCGACGTTGACAGGGTCGCGCCGTCGCGGCCCGACTTGTTGTCCGTGATCGTGCCAGCGGCAGACGGGAAGATCGCCGCATCATCGAGGTTCGAGCAGTACTCGACCGGGATGCCCGAGAACGTCGGGGTGTTGTAGGCGCTGTCCTGCGGGCTGACGAGCATGTCGTTCGACGCACGGAGGGCGCGCTTGTAGGTGTTCACGCCGAGACGGGACGCGAGGATCATCTGGCGCTGGAAGTTCGTCTCCTCGAAGTACTGACGCTGCGTCAGCGGAGCCTTGAACTGCACCTTCAGGTACATCTCGTCCATCGCGGTGAACAGGCCACCGACCTGACGGGTTCCGGCGTTGTGGTTCGTGTAGGTGAACGAAGCCGGAGTCGCGTTGTGGTCGAGCGCACGGTCGTAGAACGAGATCTGGTTCGACCAACGGGCGTCCGTGGCTGGGTTGATGCCGAGGACGTTCGTCCATCCGGTCGGAGCGCCACCGCGCTCACCGAAGGTGGTGACGCTGTTGATGATCTCGGTGATGAACGCGGGGAGGCCGTAAGGCTCCTTGCCGCCCGTCTCCATGTTGCCGTAGTTGCCGATGTACGGAGCCCACAGGTCGTTCTCCATGCCGTTCAGCATGGAAGTCCACATGCGCATCTCCTTGATGCGCTTGAGGCGCTTGTACATGACCTTGGCGTCGCCGTCGTTGAGTTCGACCTCCTGATCCGTCCACGACATGTAGTCCATCGAGAAACGCCACGGGGCCGACAGGGTGTCGGTGACCTGCGGGTTCGTCCAAGTGAACGTGTCGTTGGGCTGGTACTTCTGGTAGGTCGAGGCGTCGTCGAAGACGATCACGTCCTTGATGGACGTACCGCCCTGAACCAGCGTCTCGCTGGCCTTCTCCTTGAGAAGACGGGAGAGGACGTAGTTGTTCTTGACGGCCTCGTTGATGACGGCATCGGCGGACTTCAGGTACGCAGGCCCGGTGGACTGCATGAAGTCGTTGAACTGGGTAATCGAAGGCATTTGCCTTGCTCCTTACTTGCGTGTTGCGGGACGGAGACGACTGTTTCCGCCCGACATGATCTGGTCAAGGATGTCGTCGTCCTCGTCGCGCGGAGGCGGCTTCACCGGGGCCGGGCCACCCTTCGGGGCGGTCGGCTGGCTGGCGCGCGGATTCACGGGCGCGGACGGCTTCGATCCAACGATGGCCGAGTAGGCGGCTGCGGCGAGTTCATCGACGCTTGCGTACCCACCCGGCTTCGCAGCCCCGAGTTCCGACATCTTCGCGAGAACCGCGTCGTAGGACGGAGCCTTGGCTCCGTACTGGACGCGGAGCGAGACATCGGCTGCGCGGGTCTGCGCAAGCAGCAGTTGCGCCTGCATCTGCTCCTGCTGCTGCTGGAAGGCCATGCGGACGGGACTGACGACATCGTCGCCGTACACCGCCGCCATCTGCGCGAAGGGATCAGCCGAAGCAGGCGTCTCCGCCGGGGCAGGCGTGTTGTCCTGCACCGTCGAATTCTGCTGCGCGCCCTTCGTCACCTGCTCCTCCAACTGCTTCATTCGACTGCCATACGAGTCCACGTCCTTCTGTCGCTTCGCAGCCGACTCCGCCCACTTGGCGAGAGTCTCCGGGGAAGCCGAGGAGATGACCTCGTCGGGTACGCCGTCCCTCTTCAGGATCTTGGCGACCGCGTCACGGTCGAAGGCGATCACGGGCTTCTCCTCGACGGGAGGGAGGGTGGACGAATCCACGTCAGCCTCGTCGTCATCGGAGTCCACGTCGTCGAGAAGGCGCGCAAGGATGGCATCGTCCTCGTCCACCGAGTTCACCTCGACGGCTTCGGTGGAGTGCGTGTCGTCCTGCGTGACCTTCTCCCCCGCCTCGCTGGACGGGGTTTCGGCCTGCACGATGGGTTCAGCGTCGCTGTCCATGTCAGTCCTCTGCTCGAACATAGCCGTGCTTGGACGCAACGTTGCGTTCCTCGCGGCGGCTGTGGATGATTGGGTGTCCCTGCGAGTCGCACTTCATGCCTTCCATGTTGCGCGGAAGGGCGCGGCTGACGTAGGGATAGGTTCCTGTGGTGAAGTTCGGGCTGACCTGCGTCGATGACGCGATGCGGGTAAGCAGCCCGAGCGTCGGATGCTGGTACGTCGAGCCGATCGCAGGCACCTCGCTCATCGCGAAGACGCACTCGACCACAAGCCCTTCGTTCGTCGTGAATTCGTAGGACGGCATCAGATCCTCGCAGCAGCCCCGGCGATCGCTGCCTGCGCACGCGCAGGAACCGCCTGTGGCTCACCCGTAGGAGAAGGGGAAGGAGCAGTTTGAGCAACACCCCCCTCCGCCGGATTTCCGGACGGAGGAGCGGACATGGCCTGCTGCACCTGCTGCATGGCCTGCTCGTCGATGAAGTCCTGCATCTGTGGAACGTTCTGGGCGTCCCCGAGGAACGACAGGAGGTCGCGCCACTTGACCCACGGCATGGCGGGCATGGCCTGCGCAGCCGTGGTGATGACCTGAAACGCCTCGATGGCGCGCTTCTGGGCAAGCATCTCGCTCGTCCGCTCCATGCTGTAGGCGTCCACGTCGATCTGCATGTCCTCCCACGACCCGACCTTCAGCCCGCCGACGAACACCGCATCCTCCATCCCGATGGATTTCGTCTCCTCCCCGCCGACCGGGAAGGTGATCTTGCCGTCGTGGAACATGTACCACCCGACGTTGCGGAAGACGGTGTCCATCGCGTCCTGAAAGGCGCGCTTCAGATGTGCGATGCGCATGGTGCTGGCGGACTCCGCCACCGCGACCTCCGTCGCGCTGGCCGACCCGGCGATGTTGCCGCGCATGGCGTCCGACATCCCGAGCGCCCTGTCCAGACGCTCCTTGGCCGTCTCCACCGACTGAATATGCTGGTTCGTGGAGCCGCCGATCTCGACGGGAAGCAGGCTGCGGGCGTCAAGCCCGGCCTCCGCGAAGACGTACATGTCCGGGGCGTTGACCACGTCCTGAAGGAACTTCGGGTTCTTCGCGTCTCCGACCAGCATCCGCTTGTACCGCTTCTGGTTCTCCTGCTGGCTCTTCGCCATGTCGTTGCAGTACTCGATCTGCTCACGGCAGGCGACGATCGGGGACAGCGGATAAGGGTCGTTCGGGACGCTGAACGCTCCGAAGACCGTGTACGGGCCGGACGAAGGCCCGTAGTAGGGCAGCGGCTTGCGGATGAACTCGCACTGGCAATCCCCGGATCCGCCCTGATACTTGGCGATCGTGTAGATCGAGCCGTTGAACAGGCTCTGATCCGCGGCCTCGTCGAGCAGTTCCGCCGCCGCGTCCGTCAGTTCCGGAACCCAGATCTCGTAGATCGCGATCTCGCGCCTCTCCGGGATGTCGCGGCTGTCGCGCAACTCGTCCACGCCGTTGTTGGTCGCAAGACGCTCGATCTCCTCCTTGTTCCACGTCTCGTCGAGTTCCGCACGGCGAAGCAGATCCTCCTTGTCGCACACCCAGACATGGCCCATGTACCGTGCCTCTTCCCAGTGCATCGCCGCAGGATCGACGAAGAAGCGGGCAGGATCGATGCGGTAGACGCGGGGAAGGTACGGGCCGTCGCCGTCCCACTTCCGCTCCGCGCCCTTCGGCTCGTTCACCGTCAGCGCCACGCCCCAGCCGAGCAGCATGTCGGTGGCGATCCGCTCGATGGTGCCGCGGAGCCGGGTCATCTTCGACCAGCGGTTCAGCGCCGACTTGATCGCCACGCACGCGGTGCGCTGCACCTGCGGGCGCGCGCTCGTCACGCGAACCTTCGGGTTGTCGTGGATGATGCGCGGAAGCACCATGCTGATGTACGAGTGAACCGCGTTCTCCGGGTGATCCGCCCCGTACCCGTCGCGGTAGCCCTGCCCGCAGAACCACTCGCGCAGTTCCTTCGGCGTGTGCATATGCGTGTCGCGGAAGTACTCCGCACGGTCGATCTCGTCGCGGATCGCCGCGATGTTGCCGAAGTCAAGCATGTTCCTTCACCTTCGCAGTTGCCCTGCGATCCTTCTCCAGTTCCTTGCGAACGGCCTCAATGCGGTCTTCGAGCGCGCCGAGGGATCCCTCGACGCCCATCACGCGCGCGGTCAGGGCGGCGAACGACGCCTTCTCCTCCATCGCGGCGGGCGGCTTGTTGATCTCGCGAACCTGCCTGACGACCTTCTCCGCCTCGATCGGGTCAAGGTCGATCTTGACTCCGGTCGAGAGGTGGATCCGGAGGCGTCCGCCGATGTCGTCGATCTGGTCGATCGAATCGACCGGGAACCACGTCTGCCGGATCTTGATGAACATCAGCGGCCCTTTCGTCCGGCCTTCTTGGCCGTCTTCTTGGCGCGGGCGGGAAGGCGCTTCATGGACTTCGTCTTGGAAGCCATCTCCTTCGCGATCCGCGGGTGCTGCGCGAACATGTAGCCCTGCTGGGCCTTCGACTTGAACGGCATTACTTCTTCTTCGCCTTCTTCATCGGCTTGCCGGACTTCTTCGCGGCGGCAGCGGCCTGCATCTTGCCCATCTTCGTGTAGGGGAACGACTTGTTTCCGACCTTCGGCATCACTTGCTCTTCTTCCAGCCGCGCTTCATGGCGGCGTAAGACTTCGCGCTGACGGTTGACTTGGACTTGGGGCGCGAGATCCCAAGTTTGCGACGCTTGTTGATGTTCCCGACCAGCGAGTTCTTCGCCACGTCAGCACCCCCATCGCTTCCGCGCGGCCATCCCGCGCTCACCCTTCCACGACCGACTGCGCGCGCAGAAGGACTTGTGGCGGGGATCGTTCTTGTCCTTCGTCGGAGCCTGCAACTTGCTCCCTGTCGCGCGGTTGTACTTCGCCCGACCCTTGGCCGTCAGACCCGCTCCCTGCGACACGGGCAACTTCTCGCCCCTGCCGACCGCGAGGCTCGGCCCCTGCTTCCTCTTCGCCATCAGTCGTCCTCCTCGTCGATCTTCGGAAGGAACAGCCACACCGGGGTGCTGTCCCCGACATACGCCGCCACGATGTTGCACTCCAGATGCTCCACCGCGTCGTCGTACTCCATGCCCTGATCGTTGACCAGCACGTTGATGACGCGGTGGGTGTCGTAGACGACCCGGTAGGCGCCGCTCTTCAGGTCGCGGGTGATGCCGATGACGGCATCGTCCAGCCCGTCCGCGAACAGGGACGTGACCTCGTTGTCGTCCAGCCACTCGCGTACACGGTCTGCGTTGCAGATCATCATCGAAAGACCTCCCAGTGCCGAAGAAGATCCCCGGCAGTGCCGGGAGAGTAGTCAGGACGCTCGTCGCCCGGAACAGGGGCATCGTCGAGCGCCAGCCACGCAAGCGCAAGCGCGATCACGCGGTCGCCGTGATTTTCCCTCGCCCCGGTCGATTCGTCCCGCAATCTGCCGGGAATCACCCGACCGTTTCCGTCAAGGACGTAGGCAAGCATCTCGTCGAGCGTCCCCGTGCATGGCACGATCACCTCGCCCTGCTGCACCGCACGCGACAGGTTGCCCAACAGCAGCCGCTTCGACTGCTCGCTCGACACCCATCCGACCCGATCCACGATCCCGTGCGTCGTCTTGCCCTCGCGCCTCGGCTTCCACACGTTGTTGAACCGCTGCGCCTCGAAGTCACGTTGCAGGCTCTGGCCGGGGCCGTTCACCTCCCACGCCACCACCGCCTCCCTGAACGACTGCCGGGCGACCTCCGCCACCTCCGCGGCCAAGTCAGCGGGCGTGATCGTCGCATCGACCATCATCGCCACCATCGCGCGGGTGTTCGCGTCGAGGACAGCGACCGCACTCGCGTGGTTCCCCGTCCCGTAGGCAGGGTCGATCCCGATGGCGTAGGAACTCACCTCCGCCTCACGCCACAGGCGCCACCGCCCGGTCGGGCTGTCCACCCACTTCCCCTTGACCCAGTTCGCGCGGCGCGGCTCACGACCGAACTCCCTGCGATGCGCCGTCACCGACACGCTCGGGAAGAACGCAGCCCCCGCACCCATCGCCTCCGCAAACACGTTCTGCGCCAGATCGACCTTGTCGCGCTTGCGCAACTGGTCGCCAAGCCACGGAGTCCAGACGTAAGTGCCTCCTGTCACGCCAGTTACGGTGCCGTCGAAGTCCACCCGCGTCTCCGCCCCCCTCGCCTTCTCCGGGTGGTGGTAGTACAGCATCTCCACCAACTCCGGGTTCCCCGTGCCGCGCGCCTCCTGCACCAACTTGTCGTACCGCGTCCCGTACCCGATCGGCGTCGAGAGCGCGATGCGGCAGGAAGTCGTGTCCGACGCAGAACGCCACGCTGCCTCGTCGTCCTCCAGCGCCGCGAACTCGTCGAACAGCACGAACGTCCGGCGACCACCACGGCCAATGTGCGCGCCACTCGCCTGACCAGCGATCGTCGCCCCGCTCGTCGGGTGACGCAACACCATGTGCTGCCGATAACTGCCGCCCTTGCGCATCTGGTCGGACGGAATAGGCAACAGCCACGTCGGCTGCGTCGAGAGCAGGTAATCGACCTTCCAGAACAGGCTGTCAGGGTCGCCCGTGCGATCCACGTTGTCCTCCACGCGGCTCACCAACAGACTCTGCCACCC